GCGGCGCAGAAGAACTATCTGGCGGTGATTATCGACCCGATTTATAAGGTGATTACCGGGGATGAAAACAGCGCCGACCAGATGGCCAATTTCTGCAATCAGTTTGATAAGGTCTGCACGGAGTTAGGCTGCGCTGTGATTTATTGCCACCACCATAGCAAGGGCTATCAGGGGATTAAGCGTAGTATGGACAGGGCCAGCGGCAGCGGCGTCTTTGCCCGCGATCCTGATGCGCTGCTTGACTTGATTGAATTATCTGCACCGCCTGGGCAGACTGGGGCTACGGCCTGGCGCGTGGAGGGAACGCTCAGGGAGTTTCCCAAATTTGAGCCGGTGAACATTTGGTTCGAATATCCTGTGCATATGCTGGATACGATCGGCTGTTTGCAGGATGTACCGCCGGAATCTGAGCGGCCGGACTGGCAGAAGAATTTTCAGAAGAAGAAGTCGCCGGAGGATAGGCAGCAGGAACGAAAAGAAACGGTAGAAACGGCCTATGAGATGTGTAAAATTGAGGGTGAAGTAACCGTAAAGAGTATGGCGGAATATTTGGGCGTAACCGAAAAAACAGTCCGCAGCCGTCTGAAAGAGCATGGCGGATTTTGGATAGATGAGGGGCAAGTTGGCAAAAAATGATGGGGAAAATACCGATAATTTTCCTTTCCTTTACAGGGAAAATATCGAAGAATTTCCTTTCCCACATAGGGAAAATATCGGTGATTTTCCTTTCTTCCCTGAGAGGGAAAAAGTCGAGAATTTTCGAGAATTTCCCTAGGGAAGAAAATACTACCCCCTAAAGGGGGTACCCTACCGGGTTTCCCTGACGGTCAACGGGGGAGTAGTCGTGCGAAGCTTACGCACGACGCCTCCTCCCCTGACGTTGACAAAAGCATGATTTTTTGAAAGGAGCGAGGAATGACCTTAAAGGAATTGTCGCAGTTGTATTATCTTAAACGTGAAATTGCCATGGACAGAGAGCGTTTGGCAGAATTGGAACAAAAAGCGCTTCCTGGGGCGCAGGTGATGAGCGGTATGCCAGCCAGCCCCAATGTGGGCGATAAGTTGGCCAAGTATGCGGTGGAGATTGCTGATCTGAGAGCGGTTATTGAGGAAAAATGCCGCCGCTGTCTGGCCGAACAGCAGAGGTTGGAGAAATACATAGCCGGCATTGAAGACAGCTTTATCCGCCAGATATTTACCTGCCGTTTTGTGGATGGACTGACCTGGCAGCAGGTGGCGCAAAAGCTGGGCGGTAAAAACTCAGCGGATGGCGTGCGAATGTTGTCGAAAAGATTTTTGGCCAAAAACTAAAGTTGTTCGTTTTGTTCGCTTTATCTGTGCTAAAATGGTATTGTGAAAAGCTGGCACAGGAATGGAATGTGCCGGCTTATTATTTTGAGCAAAGGGGGCTGCTTGTGAACGCTAAACAGAAACGCTTTTGTGATGAGTACCTGATTGACTGCAACGCTACGCAGGCAGCAATCCGAGCCGGATATTCAGCCAGAACAGCTTATTCGATTGGTGTGGAGAACCTGAAAAAACCTGAACTGCAAGCCTACATCACTTCGGAGCTTGAGCGGCTGCACACCGAGCGAACGGCCAACGCGCAGGAGGTCTTGGAGTATCTGACGGCAGTAATGCGCGGCCAGCATACCGAACAGACGCTTATTAGTATTGGCGATGGTGTGCAGAAAATTGGCAATATTGAGGTGGGCGCTAAAGACCGGCTGAAAGCGGCAGAGCTGATTGGTAAGCGTTACGGCCTGTTCAAAGAGGGGTTAGAGGTAGCCGGCGTGGTGCCGGTAGTGATTGCAGGGGAGAATGAACTTGAAAACTAATAGCAAAATATTGCGGCTGCCGGAAGTGGTTGGCCGGGGCTATGCCAGATTCTGGCACTGGCGCGGACGTTACCGGGTGGTGAAAGGTAGCCGGGCCAGCAAGAAAAGCAAAACCGCCGCCCTTTGGTTTATTGTCAACCTGATGAAGTACCACGAGGCCAATCTGCTGGTGGTGCGCAAGGTTTTCCGTACCCTCAAGGACAGCTGCTTTACCGAGCTTAAATGGGCCATTAACCGGCTTGGTGTGGCCGAATATTGGGAAATCAAGGAAAGCCCTCTGGAAATGACCTACAAGCCAACTGGGCAGAAGATTTATTTTCGGGGATTGGACGATCCTTTGAAAATTACTTCAGTGACGGTGGAGCATGGTTTTCTCTGCTGGGCTTGGGTGGAGGAAGCCTATGAAATCAGCAAAGAGGCCGACTTCAATATGCTGGATGAGAGTATCCGCGGCGCTATACCGGAAACCAGCGGACTTTTTAAGCAGCTGACGCTGACGTTCAATCCTTGGAATGAGCAGCACTGGCTGAAGAAGCGGTTTTTTGATAATCCGGACGCTGAAACGCTGGCCATGACCACTAACTACACTTGCAATGAGTGGTTGGATAAGGCGGATCAGCAGATGTTTGAGGATATGCGGCAGCGAAATCCGCGGCGGTACCGGGTGGCCGGGCTTGGCGATTGTGGTGTGGCAGAAGGCCTGATTTATGAAAATTGGCAGGAGTATATTTTCAGCTTTGACGAGGTGCGGCAGCTGCCCGGCGTGCAGTCGGCATTTGGTTTAGACTTTGGCTATGCCAACGACCCAACGGCTTTGTTTTGTGGTTTGGTGGATATGGGCAGCAAGACAATTTGGGTGTTTGATGAGATTTACCAGCGCGGCATGAGTAACGAGCGGATCGCGGCGGCGATAAGTAAAGCCGGTTACGCCAAGGAAAAAATCCGGGCGGATAGTGCCGAACCGAAAAGCATTGACCGGCTGCGTGAGTTGGGCATTGCGCGGATCTGTAAGGCGCGCAAAGGCAAGGACAGTATCAATAACGGCATTGATTTTATTCAGGATTTTCAAATTCTGGTGCATCCGCGGTGTGTGAATTTTCTCACTGAGATTGGCCAATATGTGTGGGATACTGACCGCCAGACAGGGCGAGTGCTGAACCGGCCGGCTGATGCTAACAATCACCTGATGGACGCGATGCGCTACGCCTTGGAGGATTTGAGCCGGGGCGAAACATTTAGCTTTGATTAAGGAGTGACACAATGTATCTTTGGGATAAAATCAGCAGCCTTTTCCGGCGTGGTGCTGCCAGTGAAGCAGATGCAGAGCTGCCTGACAAAAAACTGCTGGAAAGAGAGATTGCCGCCTGGTTGGGCAGCTCGGAGCGGATTTGGCAGATAAAGGGGCATTTGTATTACAACAACGAGCATGATATTTTGAGCCGCCGGCGTACGGCCATTGGCGAGAATGGTCAGCTAACGCCGGTAGATAATCTGCCGAATAATCGGGTTGTCGACAATCAGTATGCTAAGCTGGTCAACCAAAAGGCTAATTATCTGCTGGGTCAGCCGTTCGTTTTGGAAAGTAAAAACGAGCAGTATGCGGAACTGCTGAAAGAAACATTGGATAAGCGTTTCATGCGCACTCTGAAAAATGCCGGTAAAGCGGCGTTGAATGGCGGCATTGCCTGGCTTTATCCCTATTATGCCGCGGACGGACAATTCTCTTTTCGGGTGTTTCCGGCTTATGAGATATTGCCTTTTTGGCAAGACAGCGAGCATAGTGTTTTGAGTTGGGCAGTGCGGTTTTATCAGGTGTGGGATTTGACTAATGGACGTAGAGAGCTGCGCGATAAGGTTGAAGTTTATTCCTTGCATGGCGTACAGCGGTATATCTGGCAGGGCGGCAGTTTGAAGCCTGATAAGGCAGCGATGGACAGGCTTCCCTATTTGCGAAGCGAGGCTGGAGCGTTTAATTGGCAGCATTTACCGCTGATTCCGCTGAAGTATAACGAGGGTGAAACCTCATTGCTGCGACGGGTGAAAAGCTTGCAGGACGGCATTAACGTAATGTTGTCGGACTTTGAAAATAATATGCAGGAGGATGCGCGCAACACCATTTTGGTGATTAAGAATTATGACGGCACTAATTTGGGAGAGTTCCGGCGGAATTTAGCTACTTACGGCGCGGTTAAGGTGCGTTATGACGGTGAAACTAAGGGCGGCGTTGAAACGCTGGAAATCAATGTCAATGCTGAGAATTACAAGGCCATTCTGGAGCTTTTTAAGAAGGCGTTGATTGAAAATGGTCTGGGCTTTGACGCTAAGGATGACAGGCTTTCCGGCAATCCGAACCAGATGAATATTCAGAGTATGTATTCGGACATTGATTTGGACGCCAACGATATGGAAACGGAGCTGCAAGCGGCCTTTGCGGATATTCTCTGGTTCGTCAACTGCCATTTGGCCAACACCGGCAAGGGTGATTTTTTCGGTGAGCAGGTCAATGTGATTTTCAATCGGGATATGCTTATGGACGAGAGCAGCATTATTGCTAACTGCCGCCAGTCAGTCGGGATTTTGTCTGATGAAACGATTATCGGCCAGCACCCGTGGGTGGATGACGTGCAGCAAGAGCTGGACAGGCTGGCCAAGCAGCGGCAGGCGGAGCAATCGGCGGAATATGAACCGTTTGTTAAAGATAATGGCAAGGGAGTGGGTGAGATGAATGAAGAAGATTAAGATTTTATCTATTCCTGTTGAAGTGGAATATACCAAACCAATTTTAGGGCGGCTGTTAGTTTTTTATACGTTTCTAAGATTGATAAGGTTAAAAAAATGCACTCTAAAAAATAGAGGTCGATTAGTAGGCAGTTTTTATTATCTGATTATTCCCCGCTTTGTGAAAGGCAGTGGAGTGAATGAAAACCAGTGAGTATTGGCGAGAAAGATTTGTGCAGCTTGAGCAGGCGCAGAACCAGCTGGCGCAAGTCGGCCGGCAGCAGATAGAGCGGCATTATAGGCTGGCGCAGCGCGAATTGGATGACCAAATTCGGGTTTGGTATCAGCGTTTAGCAGATAATAACGAAATATCGCTGGCCGAGGCCAGACGTTGGTTATCAGGTGATGAGTTGGCCGAATTTAAGTGGGACGTGCAAGAATATATTAAGCGCGGGACGGAAAATGCCATAGACGGCCAATGGGCGAAGCAGTTGGAAAACGCCAGCGCCAAGTTCCATATATCCCGCTTGGAGGCGTTGAAAATCCGCACTCAGCAGAGCATGGAGCAGCTTTTTGCCAAGCAGCATGGGGTTGTGGGCAATACTTTGGGCGAGGTTTACCGCAGCGGTTATTATCATACGGCGTTTGAATTGCAGAAAGGCTTTGCGATTGGCTGGGATATTGCCGGCATTGACCAGCAGCAGTTGGAAAAGGTGTTGGCCAAGCCTTGGGCGGTGGACGGACGAAATTTTTCCGAGCGGATTTGGGGCAATAAGGACAAGCTGATTGCGGAAGTACATACTGAACTGACGCGCAACATTATGCTGGGGCAAGACCCACAACAGGCCATTGACACGATTGCCCGGAAAATGAACACGTCTAAAACCAACGCTGGACGGCTGGTGATGACCGAAGAAGCCTACTTCAGCAGCTTGGCGCAGAGGGATTGTTTTCACGATTTGGGCGTTGAGCAGTTTGAGATTGTGGCCACGCTGGACAGTCACACTTCGGAGATTTGCCAAGAGGCGGACGGGCAGGTGCGGCCGATGAGCGAGTTTGAACCGGGTGTTACCGCGCCGCCTTTTCATGTGAATTGCCGCAGCACTACGGTGCCGTATTTTGATGACGATTTTGGCAGTATTGGTGAAAGAGCAGCTAGGGATAGTGAAACGGGCAAGACGTATTACGTTCCGGCGGATATGACGTATAAAGAATGGGCTGAAGCCTTTACTGAGGGTGATAAAACAGGCTTGCAGGAGGTTGCCGGGAGTGGTATAATAAAGACAGTTCAAGATTGTAATAACTTTGATGATTTAGCTAATTATTTATCTTCTGTTTATGAAATTGATATGTCTGCCGATGTAATGCAGCTTGATTTTATGGCGGTTAAATATGCAATGCAGGGTGTGGAAACGATATTTTCTGAATATCTTGATGTTGGCAAATTGATTAATGAAGCCGTTACTTGCAATACGGGTGTTATGTCCTGTTCTGGCAAGCAGTTAACATTTAACCCGGTTTATTTTGGTGATGTGCAAAAAATTACTGATATTTGCCGAGAACAGTCGGCTTGCCGGCATTGGGTGCCTAACAGTTCTCTTGCTTCTGTGGGTGCGCATGAGGCCGGACACGGCGTTGAATGGGCTTTGATACAGGCTAATCCGGCTTATAGTTATGATTTTGAACGTGTGCTTGCATGGAATAATTGCAGCGAGGCAAAAGCGATTATTTCACAGGCTTGCAAGAATATTAAGCGTACGGAATTTGGCAAGAAAAAGGTTAATGCTGTTTTAATCCAAAGTATTTCAAGGTATGCAAGCAAAAATGCTTCTGAAACAATGGCCGAGGCTTTTGCTGATGTTTATGCAAATGGTGCTGACGCTAATCCGTTGTCGATTGAAATAAAACGGTTGGTTGCTGAAAAAATGCAGTATTATAAGGGGTTGGGTTGATATGTTTTCCAAAGGAATTGAAACTATGGAACAAATGCCATGGTTGGAATATGCAACTTATGATGAAAATGGTTTTGTGAATGGTGTTTGTGATGATACGCCTGATAATATTAAAAAACTTTATGAAAAAAGCCAGAAAGAAATGCAATCTATAATAGCTAACGGCAAGATGATTGCTAAGTAGAGGTAAAGCAATGATAGGAAGACAAATGAAAAAGCGGATAGAAACCATAGCGAGTTTGAAACCGGAAAGCGGCGAGATTTATGTTATAATTGGCAGCCGCAGATATTTTCTGGCGAGTTGCAATGTAACCATTGACATCAAACAACATTCGACGCAGGTTAATACTATTGGTTCGCTAAACGCACAATATAAAAACATTTTCGCCTCGGTTGTTTTTTGCGTCGATTTAGAACACTCCGAGCATTGCAGCGCAGAAACCATTGAACAGGCGGAAAATTATGAAATCGTCTGCGAGTTTCCAACTGGCATAAATGAAACTGAAAAAATCAAGTTGGAAAGATTTGTGTCAGCAGATGTTGACTTCTTTGCTAACGAGTGGGTATTTGAGATTGCCGACCAAAACATGATAAGGAATTTGTTAAGGTTTGCATAAAACTTTATCTAACAATTGAATAATTTTTTAAGCACTGTGTTTTATACATGGTGTTTTTATTATGCTTAAAATAGGTATACATATCTTTCTATAAACTTTCTATAATAAGATTTTCTGTACGAATAACAATTTTCCCATATTTACCTGATTTATTATATCTGCATCAATGTGGATAAGTTTTCCGCCAAACATATTCGTCAATAAATTATTGTCATATGATGCTTCCGTTGTTCTTCCGGGTGTCGCCTATAATCCAACCAGCGCCCTATTCTCATAGCTTTGCGGCATCAGCATCAAATTTTCAATTATGCGTTTTGTCTTATCTGCGGCAGCCTTATGTGCCTCATCAAACACTAACAACCGGCAATCCTTTTTTAACCTCTCAAACAATGTCGGATTAGAATCATATAATGACATAAGCTTGGACAAGCCGCAAAAAGCAATTCCGTTTAACTCTTCTGACATATCCTGTATCGTGTGGCTTCCCCACAATTTGTACACATTGATTTCTCCATCGCCTAAATGTCCCCAGACATCATAAAATGTCTTGCATGCTTGCTCTAACAGTTCAAATGTATGGGCTATCCAAATAACCAATCCCTTTTTATGTAATGTAAATTCAATATAATTTGTTATGATATGCATTGCGGTTTTTG